AAGGTCTTCTTGCGTTCTGCTCCAGAGGAGACAACAGAAGCCCGTGAGCCAATATAGCCAGCCATTATGTAGCCTCCTGAATTGTGAGTGTACCAGCTTCAACCTGCTTGAGGATTTCAGCATAGTGGCGGTTAGCTAGGTCAAGTGGGACTGACATCTCTTGGCCGTCGATGGTGGCTTGGATGGAGACATTCTCGTTAGACATAGTATCCACGCAATACTGTGCTGCTGTGATGTTCATATCATTCATGATTATAACTCCGCATCTAATGTAAGCTTGCCAGAAGTCTGGTTTCTGACAGCTAAAAGAATAGCATCTCTTGGCGCTCCACGTCCTGCGTGCGTGAAGCGGAGGAAGGCACTTTTAGTCCCAGCTATTGAACCGTTTTGAGTGGCTGTCTCATCAAAAACAGTTCTGTCTGTTGCAATAAGGTCATAAAACCCAATAGACGGAGCCGCTCTCATTGTTGGGAAAGTTATGCCTGCCATAGAAATCGTTGTATTCGCTTGCATACCTGTAGCAATGGCACAATAAGCAACACCACCAAACTCATTGTAGTACCTCTGACACAAAGCCAATTCCTGACCATAGCTGCGATGCTCGAAGGGTGTGGCTGTGTCGCCTACTTCTAGTTGGACGCCTGTGATGTAGTGGGCGGTTAATACAGAATCATCAACCCTCATGCCCAAGTCAAAAAATGTTTTTGTGGTCAGTGCTGGAACAATAAAAGACGCTTGATATCTCTGATAGCTTGTCGTGAGAGTAAATGTACCCAAGCTAACAAGGGTATCCCCGAATACTTGAGGTGTTATTGTTAAGGGTGCATCTGACTTTGCGTAGAAGCTAAGAGTTAGGGTCTTACCAACAAACCTCTCCATATCCTGTAGTTCAAGTCGGATATTATTACCTGCCTCGCTGGCAGCGGCAGTTGTACACGTATTCTTCATTGCGCTGCCGATAAAATCACCAACATCTTGGTCTGATACAATCTCCTGAGTCCAAGTGCTACCTGCGCCACCTAAACTAAATCGCATACGGTCAGCAGTATTGTATTGGTAGGGGGCTACAGCTACGGGGCCAACCCCACGCTGTGCCACCTGCATTGCACCATTGATAATCAAGTTACGATTACTCAAAGCACCTGCACTGTAAGCAGCATTGACCTCATCAAGGTTTGTCGTCCTAGCTAGGCCAACTAATTCTGATTGCTTGCTCATTAGCTTTGCTCCAAGACCGAGATAATAACATCTACAGAAGCAGCAGTATTGGATGTGACAACTGCCGTATCAGCCGCTTCCAAGATAATCTTACCATCCAGGACACTCAAGCTGGAACCTGCAGGGATAGGAACACCCTTAACTAGATATACACCTGCACACTGGACATCTACAATGATCTGTGATGTTGTTACGTTTGCTACGTTCATACCGATCATGACTGCAGTAGTTGCTGCTGGTACAGTATAGACTGTAGATGGTGTAGTACCTACTGCGGCACCTGTGTAGTTTACGAAGGTGTTTGCCATTTAGTTATTCCTTATCCGAGTGCAATAGCCAAAGCTAGAGCGCTTCCAGCAGGGTCAAAGTCTGTAGAGTTTAAGCCGTCAAGCGTATCTGCATCTACATTAAGTGAGTCTACAAAAGCTTTTGTTACATGTGCATCAACTCTTGATGTAGTATAATACAGATTAGTACCCTCTGCTAGGTCTGTTGTGCTTTTTGTTGCAATACGTGTATCAAAATCTGTATTAGCACGAGCAGTAGTGTAATAGAGGTTTGTACCCTCAGTGAGATCTGTTGTAGTCTTAGCACTGAAAGCACTATCAAACCGACCTACAGTGTAGTAAAGGTTTGTACCTTCTGTTAAGTCTGTAGTGTTCTTAGCGCTGAAAGCAGTGTCAAAACGTCCTGCAGTATAATAGAGGTTAACGCCCTCTGTAAGATCAGCAGTAGTCTTAGTAGCTAGAGCATCATCAAACCGTGTAGCTGTATAGTAAAGGTTTGTACCCTCTGCTAGGTCTGTAGTGCTGTGATTGCTAATGCTAGACACTTGGCCTGTAACATTGCCTACTACATCTGCAGACAAGGCTTTATTCATAACCCATCTGTCAGTAGCTGAGTCATACGTGATAGTAGCAGCAGCACCCTCTACTGTAATACCTGCACCATTAGCTGCAGCAGGTGTCGCTGCACCAGATGCTAGGGTGAGGTTCAGATCATCTACGTTGAGAGTGGTAGAGTTGATAGTAGTAGTAACGCCGTCTACCTGCAAGTTACCAGCAATGACAAGTGTACCTGTGTCATCACCATGTGCAGCAGGGTCAATAGTAAAGACTGCTGGGCCACGAAGATAGCCTGTAGTGATAATGTTTCCTACGTTTAGGTCATAGTTAGCATCCAGTACAACAGCCTTCTCTGCTGGCAGAGTAATGAATACATCCTTAGTACCAGCAGTAAAGCTAACAGCAGCACCAGAGTTAGAACTCTCTAGGACTGTAGTACGATCTAATGTGCCAGAACTATAAGTGCCTAGACCTACTTCCCACTCATCAGCATTACGGTGAGAAATGGCATAGTACGTAGTGTCAGAACTACCCAAGACTGAGGCAAAGGATTGAAAACCCTCTACTGCCCCAGCAAGAGTTACAGATCCTGTACCTTCAACAGTTGCAGTTTCTTTTACTCTATCCTTGAGTATTAAAGCCATAGCAGACGTTCCTTATTAAGCAATACGTACAATAGCGTTAGAAGCATCAGCGACAGGGATCTGAACAGTGAAGTCACCATTTGTAGAAGTCTTAATACCACCAAAGTCGATAACAGCAATAGCAGCGTTACCCTTAGTTGCATTATAGATAATACATCCAGATGCAGACACAGTTGCAGAAGACCAAGTAGTGTCAGCAAAGTCAACAATAGCTGTGGAGCCGTCTAGAGTGATAACTGCGCTAGACAAAGTGTTGCCACCTGTTACGTAGTTAGTACCTACAGCTTCATCACCATTTACTGTGACGTTGTTGTAATTAGTTGTAGAACCAGCATAAGAGCCAGTAGGGGTAGCTTTAATGAGAGCGATACGAATAGCATCTGTATCTAGGTCGTGAACACCACCAAGAAGCTCTTGCTTGAAGCTGTTGCACATTGCAGTTGTAATAGCCATCTTGTGATGTCCTCTATGTTAAAGGCACAAAGGGGCCAGCGTAATGCCAGCCCCTAAGTTAAACAGATTAAGCAGCGTTGTAGTTAGCTACAATCAGCGACTCTGGACGCAGGATCTTGCGACCATAGAGGTGCATACCACGTACAATGTCAGCGAAGCTGTTTGGATCACGGTAAGACTCAACTTTGTTGATCTGCTCAGCAGAAGCAACAGCATCGTCCTGACCAGCAACAATAACACCATAGTCAGTCTGCTGTGCAGCAGTACCGTTAGTACCAGCACCTGTGCCGAGGTATGGCAGGTTGTTGGATACATATACACGGAAGCCGTGGATGTTGTTGAGGATCAAACCGTTCTGGAGACCAGCACCACCGAAGTCGCCGTTAAGCATACGGGAGTCTTCGTCTTTCAGCATCTCTACGAACACTGGGTCAAGTACAACCCAACGACCACGTGCGTCTACGTTCTGTGTGTCCATCTTACGAGCCATACGAGCAAGTACAGTCAATGGGGAAACAGTCGAAGCAGACAACGCAGTTGCGCCTGGAAGACGTGGAGCCAATGGGATAGCATCGCCAGCAGTAGCTGTACCAGAGATGGTCAAGTTACCAAAAGCAGTTGCGTCAAGCTTGTTAGCAGCAAGAAGCTCGTCTGCACCAGCAGCAGCATTAGCTTTGTCGCCAGAAGCTACAGTGTTTGCAGCCCAAGCACCAGCACCGCCAGCATAACCAGACAAGTAACCCAGTACTTCTTCGTCCATTGCGTCAGCCATTTTATAAGCTGCTTTGTCGGAAGCCATACGTGTGAAATCAACGTGCGAGAACTGCTCTTCGATGTCATCCATTTTGAATGCGAAGTAGTTAGCTTTGTCGATTGTCAGGGAGAAGTCTGTGTCGTCCAACTGCTCAGCAGTGATGGATGTGTGACGCTGCAGAGCTGTGACTGTTACGTCTGGCTCTTTTTGGATGCGAACAGTGTCGCCTTGGTTGGAGATTTCACCAAAGTAAGAGTTGTTGGTGATTGCGTTAGTAACAGCGGACTTGCGAAGTGCAATCTGTGCTGTTTTCGAGTAGATTACTGGGGACCAGGCTCCGTTGAAGCCGCCCGATGCAGATGTAATAGCCATTGTGAAATCCTTTCAAAGATATATGTGGCTTGGAGGGGAGACACTACATATCCACTTGAAAGAGGCTCTTCTTAATAGGGTAGTCAGCGTTGCTATCAGGATGGCCGTCCATTTAGCGCTGGGCCTATAATAGGAGGTAGTTCTTTATGTGGGAGTTTGTGCTTAGTGTTAAAGCATACACAAACTTTATAGATGTGTATGCCCTTAGTTTTACTTACGGTTAAAGTATTGTCAACTATCTTTTACTCATATCGTAAATAAACTTGCCCGATTGCTGCGCTTTGAAGATTTCCTCCATGCGGCTCTCGTATTCTTTAATACTCATCTTATCTACTGCTGATTCAGACAGGTAGTTAGAGGAGTCATTTGTATCAATTACACTACGACGAGACTTAACAGAAGATGCTGCGTCTTTGTCTGCGCTGGGCTTCTTAGTCTTGATACCCTTGTCAGCTTTGTAGAGATCCAACACACGAGCTACAGACTTAACATCGTCAGGCTCATCATAGAGTGCTGTCTGCGCCCAGCTAGGCTGCTCTTTAGCCCATTCATGGAATGCGTCATCATTACGAATGTTAGGGAAGTCTGGGTGCATAGAGAGCAACGTAGCTTCAGCTTTCTCTTTACGAGCTTGAGTACGCATAGCCTCTACTTCTTTGACACGGCCTTCTAAGCCCTTCATCTTTTCAGTAGTCTGCTCTTCAGCCAAAGCACGAATGAGGGCATTAGCTTTAGGGTTTTGCTTAGCCCAAGCCTCAATCTCTTCTTTGGTTGTAACCTCTTCGAGAGATGTTTGTGCAGAGTTGTTTAGGCGACCCTTGAGTTCTTCAATCTCACGCTTATACTCTGTGTCTTTCTCTTGCATGTACTTACGAATGTCAGCATAACGCTTCTTAAAGCTTTTCTCTTCTGCACTTAGACCTTCTTCGGAGGCTTCTTCTTGCTCTGGCTCTTCTGAGGTTTTGACTTGTTGGGTGACAGGAGCTTCTTCCTCAGTTGTTTCTGGGGCTTCTTGCTGTACGATATCATCCGTGTCTTCCTCTTTTACCAAGCCGCTCTCTTTTAGAAGTGCTTGCAGTTCAGCTTCATCCCGCTCTACACGGGATTGGTTACGACGATGTGAAACTGAATCAGTCTGCATTTGTGCTTCTGACATGTTGTAGTCCTTTATGTGGGGCCAGCACTATTGCTGGGTAGCCTTATAGTTGGTTTTTGTTTGGTAGTTTTACTTCTTTTTAGACTTCTTGCTGACGTAGCCGCCATTCATAAAGCCACCACCTCTGCTAATCTTATCTTCGACGCTTTCTTTTTCAATTCCACGATTACCGTCGCCACTGCTACCTGAACTTGTGGCACCTGAAATGCTATTGGTAGAATTAGAAGTAGGAGCGCTAGATGATGCTGGTAGTGAAGTAGTTGTAACACTTGGGGCAGACGCACTTGTTGAAGTAGCAGGGATAGTTGAGGTTGCAGGTGCTGGTGAAGTATCTTTCTTATCTAGATCTCTTCTACCGCCGCCAACAGAAGCAGCAAGACCGATAGTGTTACCTTGTGCATCTTTAGCATCTACACCCATAGATCCATCAAAACCAAGTAGATCACCAAGGTATGTATCACCAAAGTTTACCTTATCATCACCACTGGTATCCTTTAGACCTTCAGTCATACTCTTACCACCGCCGTAGATACCAGTACCACGTACTACTT